GCGAAGCCAACGGCCGCCGCGTCTTCGCGATGGAGATCAGCCCGGCCTATGTCGATGTGGCCGTGGAGCGCTGGCAGGCCGAGACAGGCCGCGACGCGATCCTTGATGGCGATGGCCGAACCTTCGCGCAGGTGAGAGCCGAGCGCTTGGGTGACAAGGCCGAAGCCGCTGCCTGATGGCCGTCTACTACAACGATGCCGATCCCGCGGCCTGCGCCTGGCTGCGGGAACTGATCGCGGCCGGGCTGCTGCCCCATGGCGAGGTGGACGAGCGGTCCATCCTCGACGTCGAGCCCACCGACCTGCGCGGCTTCGCGCAGTGTCATTTCTTCGCCGGAATCGGCGGCTGGCCTCACGCGCTGCGACTCGCGGGCGTAGCGGAGGATCTGTCCGTCTGGACCGGCTCGCCGCCCTGCCAGCCCTTCAGTCAGGCCGGGCAGCGCAAGGGACAGGACGATGACCGCCATCTCGCCCCCGCCTTCCTGCGGCTCGTCGCCGCCTGCCGGCCTCGGCTCGTCTTCGGCGAGCAGGTCGCCAGCGCGGCTGTGCTCGGACCGGTTGGCAGCGCGGCTGGAACAGCGCCTTCAGGTCCGGCTGGCTGGGCGTGGTTCGACGCTCTGGCGAATGCGCTGGAGGCGGCATCTTACGCCGTCGCGGCGGCCGATCTGCCGGCTGCGAGCGTCGGTGCGCCGCATATCCGGCAGCGGCTGTTCTTCGGCGCCGTCGCCCTTGAGCGAGGCGCAGGCGGGCTGGGCGACAGCCTCGGCGCGGGACCACAAGGACGGCTCGGAATGCCGGGCGGTACCGATCAACGCGCTGCTCGGCCGGCAGGTCTGGCTGGCGGGCTGGCCGACGGCGATGGCGGGTTCGCCCGCGACGGCAGCGTACAATGCGGCCGGCAACACCGACGCGAGCCGCCGGACGGTGGCGCTGGTGACCTGGACGGACCCGCCGCTGACCCTGCTGGGACCGGCCCGACGGACGGCTTCTGGAGCGATCCTGACTGGCTTCTCTGCCGGGACGGTCGCTGGCGCCCCGTTGAGCCCGGAACATTCCCGCTGGCTGATGGGATATCCGGCCGAATGGGGCTCCTGCGGGGCTACGGCAATGCGATCGTGCCGCCGCTCGCGGCGGAGTTCGTGACGGCGTTTCTGGAGAGCCTGCGATGCAGCAGAGCCGGACCATGTCGATGGTCGAGGCCACGGCAAACGTTGTCGTCGGCTACGTTCTGGCCATCGCCACGCAGATCGTCGTGTTCCCTTGGTTCGAGATCGAGACGGGGCTCGCGGAGCATCTGACCATCGGCCTTGCCTTCGTCGGGGTCTCGCTGGTGCGCGGTTACCTGTTGCGGCGGCTGTTCGAGGCAATCCGGATGCGGAGCGCAGAATGAGAAACCGCCGCCCAACGGGTGGCGGCGGTTTCTGTCCGTTTCGGCACCGAGCGTCAGTCACGGATGGCGTAGACGCGCCCCCTTCCGTCGACCTTCTCGGAGGTGATCGTCAGGCCCAGCTTCTTCTTCAGCGCGCCAGCAAGCGCGCCTCTCACCGTGTGCGGTCTCCAGTCCAAGGCCGCGACAATCTCCTCGATGGTCGCGCCCTCCGGCGCGCGCAGCATGGCGATCAGCGTGGCCTGCTTGGTGCCCTCGCGCGGCGTGCGCGCCTTGGGCGCGGCTTCAGGCGCGGTGGGGGTGTCCGTCGCGGGCGCGTCGCTCGGCGCGTCCGTCGCGCCCGTGGGCGCGCTGTTCGCGTCTTCGGGATCGATGCCGATGGCGGCGAGCCCAGCATCGGTGGCGACCAGCGTGGTGCCATGGCCGTCGCCGGTCGCGCGCCAGACGGGCTCGCCCTTGCGCAGGTCGGCGTCGACCTCCTGCAGGAACCCATTGGCGATCATCGCGCCTACTACCTTGGCAGCGGCGCCACCCCGCAGGCTCTCGGGCAGCGGCAGGGCGATGTGCTCGGGCCGCTGGGCGGCGGCGCTCAGGATCAGGGCTTGGGTGTCGGAAAGCTGGGTCATCGTCGTCTCCCGTATCGGGGCGCGCGGAATGCGGGCCCTTCTACGAGGTCGAGCCCGCCAGTCGGCGGGCGGGACCGGGAGCGGGTCGTCTCACTCGGCGTATTCGCCTTCGTGGAAGGCCATGTCGGTGATCTCGCGCAGCTTGGCGCGGTAGTGGTTCAGGGTGCCGACATGGCCCCAGTCGATCTCGTCGGGGTGGGTGTCGAAATGGTCGGCGCTGAGGGCGGCGAGCCGCTCCAGCATCGCGTCGATCTCGAACTTGGCGGCGACGAAGGCGTCGAGGGCTTCTGAATTGTCGACGGTGCGGCGAGGCATGGCGGGCCTCCTTCTCGGAATGGCGAGGATCAGGCGTCTTCGAGCGCGCTCTCGCGCTCGCTCGGATCGCCCTCGAGCAGGCAGGCGGCCTCGAGGATCGCGTCGAGGAGGAGGCGCTGCGCTTCGGCCTCGTCCTCGCTCTGCAGCCAGCCTTCGCTGATCCGGGCGAGGTCCTGGATCTCCAGGGTGTCGCGGCGGATCAGGGCATGTGCGGCGGCGCGGATGAGGTCGGTGAGGGTGGCAGGGGCAGTCATGGTCGGGGCTCCCGAGGTGAGTTGCATCGTCCTTGTGGAACCCGTGTTCGCTCTGTCCGCGCCACCCATCAAGCGAATAAGCATCTGACCAGGAACGATTTTCGGAGCCGCCGATGCAGGGCATGAGCGAGCGGCAATACGCCGCGCATGCGGGGCTCTCGCGCGGGGCGATCCAGAAGGCTAAGGCCGCCGGCCGGCTCGTCCTGCACGAAGACGGCAGCATCGACGCCGCAGCCTCCGACAAGCGGCGGGCCGAGACGACGGACCCGTCGAAGAGCAGACCGAAGTCGGCGAGCCGCCCAGCCGGCATGAAGCCGGTCCCGGCGGCGGCCATCGCAGCCGTCGGCGAGACGCTTCGCGAGAACGGCGTCACCGTCCCGGATGTCGGCGACGGCGCAACGTTCATGAAGGCGAAAACCGCCAACGAGGTGATGAAAGCTCAGGAGCGCAAGCTGCGGCTCCAGAAACAGAAGGGCGAGCTCGTCGATCGCAATCGTGCCGAGATGCTCGTGTTCCGCCTCGCGCGCGAGGAACGCGACGCATGGGTGACCTGGCCTGCGCGCGTAGCCGCGCAGATGGCGTCGGAACTCAATACCGCGCTCGAACACCAGGATACCGCCAAGAGCGGCGCCTCAGAACCGGCGGTGACGACCGCGCTGATCCAGAGACTGCTCGAAACCCATGTCCGCGCCCAGCTCGACAGCCTCGCCGATGTCCGGCCGAGGCTCGGATGAGAGTGCGGTCGACTTCGACGGAGCGGAGGGACTTCTTCGGGCATGGCGCAGCGGCATCCGTCCCGATCCGGACCTGACGGTTTCGCAATGGGCGGACCGGCATCGGCGGCTGGGTTCGCGGGCCTCGGCGGAACCCGGCCGCTATCGCTCTGCGCGCACGCCCTACATGCGGGAGATCATGGACCGGCTGAGCCCGGGCGACCCGGCCCAGCGGGTCGTGTTCATGAAAGCCGCGCAGGTCGGCGCGCCGCTCGCGCTCGACACCCCGGTGCCGACGCCCTTCGGCTGGACGACCATGGGCGAGATCGCCGAGGGCGATCTGCTCTACGACGAGCGCGGGCGCATCTGCCGGGTCACCGGCCTGTCGCCGGTGTTCGACGATCGGCCCTGCTTCGAGGTGGCATTCGACGACGGGGAACATATCGTCGCGGACGGCGAGCATCGCTGGCCGGTCTGGGACTTCACGAACGACCGGCCCGCCGCGCGCACGCTCACCACGGCGGAGATGGCCGGGCGGGCGATCATCGGCGCAGGGGCCAGGCGGAGGCGCTATGCCATCGACTGCTGCGATCCGGTCGACATGCCGGACCAGGACCTGATCCTGCACCCCTACGTCCTCGGGCTCTGGCTCGGAGACGGCTCGTCGATCATGAACCACATCTCGCTGCACGAGGAGGACGCCGAGATCGTCGGTCACCTCCGCGCCTGCGGCGTCGAGGCCGAGTTCCGGCTGCCGCACTGGCGCAAGGGCAGGCTTGCCAATGTGGTGATCGACCCGACGTTCCGGATGCGCCGAGAGGACGGCGCCTCGCTCGCGGACTGCTTCCGGTCGCGCTTCGTGACGCGGCTGAGGCAGCTGGACGTGCTCGACAACAAGCACGTGCCGCTCGCCTACATGCGGGCGAGCCGATGGCAGCGGCTCGAACTCGTGCGCGGGCTGATGGACTCCGACGGCACGATCACACCTGACGGCAAGCGCTGCGAGTTCTCGAACGCCGACCGGGGGCTCGTCGATGCGATGGTCGATCTGCTCCGCGGGCTCGGCTACAAGCCCGCGATCTATCATGGGCGGTCGCGCCGGAAGGTCTTCGGGCGGGACGGCCGCGCGACGACGTCCGCCGAGTACTGGCGCGTGTCGTGGACGGCCTATGCCGAGGAGCCGATGTTCCGGCTCTCGCGCAAGCGGGCCCGGATGCGCTCGATCGAGTCCGGGCGGCCGTGGAAAAGCCGTCGCCGGCGCATCGTCGCGATCCGGCCTGTGCCGAGCGTGCCGGTGCGCTGCATCGAAGTGGACTCGCCGAGCCACCTTTTTCTGTGCGGGAAGGGCTGGATCCCGACGCACAACACCGAGGCGGGCAACAACTGGATCGGCTTCGTCATCCACCAGGCGCCGGGGCCGATGCTGGCGGTCCAGCCGACGGTGGAACTGGCCAAGCGCAACTCGCGCCAGCGGATCGACCCGCTGATCGACGAGAGCCCCGAGCTGCGGGAGCGGGTCAAACCGGCCCGGTCCCGCGACGCGGGCAACACGATGCTGTCGAAGGAGTTCGCGGGCGGCATCCTGATCATGACCGG